TCAAATTGAAGATTCACAGGTCAAGAACGGTATTAAATATATTAATGAAGTCCGTACTGAGTATGGTTTGGAGCCTGTCCCTTGGGGTAATACTCCTATGAATTATGGTATGTTCGGTGTTTCTAATAGCCCTGAAGAGACTGGGGAGGTTGTACCAATAGGTCAACAAGAGAATAATTTCAATACTGGTAATGTGGCTGAGAAGTCACAAATAAAACTATATCAAAAAGCATTATTGATGGAAAGATTGCGAGAGGAATACTAATGAGTACATCTAGATTGGAAACAACAAGATTACTTGCAAAAGTATTTAATATTGAAGACTTCCTATCTCCTGATAGTTTAAGTCACGATGAACTCAATTATTACAATAGCATCACTCGAGTATTAGACCGTCATGTTGATAAATATGTTGACTGGCTTGGAACATCTGAGGCACAGGAAGCATTTTACCAGGAATCCGTTCAAAGGAAAGAATATTTCAATAGTATTGAAGATGAATTGGATGAAATCATAAATGATCATACTTTAAATGCTAACAGGATAATTGAAAAGATATATCGTAAAGGATTGGACAAAGGATATAAAGATATTAAAAAATACCCTGTATTCAATGATGCCTGTAAATACGGGTTAAAAGCAACTCAAGATTATAACTTTGAATTAATCACAAAACTTTCTGATGATCTGCGTGAAACTATTAAGCATGATATCTTCAAAGGTATTGCTGAAGAGAAAAGTGTTCATGAAGTAGCCCGTAGTATTACTGATGCTGGTTTAAAACCTTTAAAGGATAAGACTTTAACTGCTTATCAAAGAGCTTCTTTGATTGCTCGTACTGAAATTAGTAGGTCAATGAGTACAGGTCGGTTACAGGCTTATGCTAATTATGGTGTTGAGAAGGTACGTATTCTCACTGCTGGTGACAGTAATGTTTGCCCGATATGCTTAGAGGCTGCTGATAAAGTTTATACTTTAAAAGAAGCTGAAGGATTAATTCCATTTCATCCTGCTTGTCGTTGCAGTATTATTGCTGTGATAGAACATGTTGTGAATGAAGATGGATCTATTAATTATAAGTTATTGAAAAAACCTATTGATGGAAATGTGATAGATTTAACAAATGCAACTGCACGTTCCTCATTTTGGGCATATTATAAAGCTCCCCCAGATGCAAAACCTTTTGTTTTAAAAGAAAATTCTTTGGAAAAATTAAAAAATTTCATGGGTAATAAAAATTTAGATAATTTGAAATCATTACTCTCAACAATGAATAAAACTTGTTATAACTGTGAATATGAGTATATGATTGGAAATACTAATAAAAGATTTCCCATGGAAAAAGCATATACCTCTTGGGAACGAGATAATGTTTATCTTCCAAATAAACTAAAAAATTTAGGTGAAAACGAGCACATTTCTATTTTAATTCATAATCATGCATGGGGAATGAATATTCTTCCATCAGATAAAGATATTAAATTGTTAATTAATAATAATGTAGAATATGGAGTTATAACAAATAATTCCGGACTTGTTGTTATTAAAAATAATAATCCTACATTAAATAAATCAGAATCAGCCAATATTGATAAAATTATTTTTGATTGTGAAAAAGAAATTATTAAGGACTTAAAAGAGGACAAGAATATTACTTTTGATGGAACTGATAATCATAAAAGAATCTTGAATGAATACATGAAAAAAAACCATAATAAATATTTTGATTTTTATCAAGATAGATTACAAGATAATCTTGACATTGAGATAATGTTTATTAATGTAAAAAGATAGAGGATATATTGGTGAAAAATTATGTGTGAATCTAATGAGGGATATGGTAGATGGGGAGATGCTGCTCATTGTGTACGTATGGATGAATTAGATCATGATGGTAAAAAAGATTATGTAAAAATGTTGTGGCAAGAAGATCCAGTAAAATATTTTGAATGGAAAGCTCATTGCATTAGAGCTAATGCGCTTCCGGATTTTTTTGGTACTCGTGATAATCCTATTCCTATCGATGAATCTAAATTATAAATTTTTTTTATTCTTTTTTTGAACAGTTCACTATAAAATTCATATAAACATTAAACACTAATTTTTAAAACACTGCATTTTTAAAAATCACCATGAACAAAAACATAACCGTAACATTATTTTGTTAAACAATTAATTTTAAATATCGGTGAAAACATGATAAGAAAAAGTAAACTAATCTGGATATTAAAACAAATACTAAACTACATAGTACATGGCGAATGTGGTTAGGTAAACCTTTTAATATTCGCCATGAGAAACTTTAAAAATATATCATTTTTTTTATCACCTTCAATTGTTATATTATAAAATTTATTTTTGATAAGTATTAATGGTGGGTATAATCTTGATGGGGTTCAACTCCCCAACCCACCAACGTCTAATTCTTTAAAAATGGATAATAAAAAAACCAAAATATGTGAAAGAGCGGTCTCTTCACAGGGTATCATTTATCCAAAAGAATATAGAAACACTACAAATAAAATGTGTTTGTCTTTTTGCTTTTCTTTCTCCCAGAGTAAACTGGGTTAACAAATCCTCTCTTACAAAACCTATAAACACCGCACAATATATGGTGTGTTAAAAAAAATTTCGTGTGAAAAAAATATAGCTTCGTTTATTTTTTGGGTCGATAAAAACACTTGTACATTTTTTTCCCTTAATGGGTGGGGTGGACTGGAGTATTTTTTACAGTTTTTTTACCTTCCTAGTTTTCCCTTCCCTTAAAAAAGGGAAACAACTATACTTTTTTTTTTAATTGTTCATATGTGAGACAGTGAATTTATAAAAAGAGGATTTAATGCTCCTCATCTCACAAAACCAGAAAAAAACATTTTTTAAAATAAACAAAATGGAAGGGCTATTCAAAATGGGAACTACAGAAACAAGATTCCAGTTATTCGTCCCTCTAAGGAAGAGTAACTCAGAACATCAGGTTACTTATGAATTAAATCCGGATGGGACACTGGATATTGAAGGCATTGCAAGTACAACTAGTAAAGACTTGCAAGGCGATGTAATGTTACCATCAGCTATTGACTCCATGAAACAACAGATCCTTACATTAGGTAAGAATCTGCATGGGGATCACAGACCATTTCTTTTTGATGGGCTAATGGGGGCTGTCAATAAAGTTTATGAAACTGATAATGAGAAGCTCAAAATTGGTGCTACCATCTTGTCTAAATATGCATCTGATATCAAAGAAATGTTAGATATTGGTGTTAACCTCGGATTCAGTGTTGGTGGTGCCATGAAGGAATATACTATCAACAAAAGCAATGGTTTAAACATATCTGATGTGTATTTGGACGAAGTTAGTCTCACAGCAATACCCGCAAACCTAGACACTTTAGGAACAGTTACTACTCAGAAAGGAGTAGTCAAAAGTAACTGTCTGGGCGGTATATGTTGGGGCTTACAGAAAAACTTACAGAAAAATCTTAATCAAAAAAATAATGATGAGGAGATTAATATGTCTGAAGAAGGAAACCAACAAAATCAACAAAACAATAAGAATGATGAGTTAGATTCCAAAATCAAAGCAACTGTTGATGAATTATGGAATGAAAAACAACAAGGTCTCGTCACTGCTATTGTGAATGAAATCAAACCTGAACTTAAAAACATTGTTCAGGAAGAAATCAACAAAAAAGAAGAAGAACCTGAAGGTGGATCTCAACCATCTACTCCAGCAGAACCTGTTGAGAAAAATAATCTCAACCCTGAAGAAACTGCAAAAATCATTGCAAAAACTGTTCAAGATGAAATGAATAGTTTCAAAGAACAATTCTTCAAATCAGCTAATGATAATAGGAATCCACAACCTGCTGTTAATTTAAATCAACAGGAAGCAATCTTAAATAAAAATCAAAATGCTAACAACAACAAACAAGATGATACTCCTATGGTTAAAACTTATTCCACCGAGGAAACTTCTAAAATCTTATTGAGAAAACAAAGAAGCATTAATCCGATTGTTTCTGCTGCATTAAACAACATATAAAAATTTTGAGGAATGATATTTATGACAAATAATAATGTTACAATGGATGAGTTAATCTCAAAAGTAGCAACTAACTCTGCTGAAATTCAAGAGTTACAAAAAACTTTCCAGCAAACTGCTGATTATCCTGATGCAATGCAAATTGAGTACAGTGATAAATTGCAGACTAGGACTTTTGAAGAAGCACCATTTTTAAGGTACCTTGAATCTAGAGGACAAGTATTAGATAATCGTGCTGCATTGGTAGGTTACTTTGAAGAAAAACCTGGTGAAGATGATGTGCAATGGATTGATGAATTGCAAGACATCCCTGATGCTGCTGCTGAATCTATTGATGAAATCAAAGAGAAAATGAAAACTATTGTTGCTCCTATCGAAGTCGGTATGATGGCTCAAATGGGTAACAATTATGTTGATATTCTCAAAAGAAGACAAGACCAGAAATTCATTGAAGTAAATAATAAAACTGATTTTGCACTTCTTGAAGGTTCTGGAACTGCTGCTAAAAAAGATTTCAAAGGTATGTCTAAACAAATCAAAACACATACCGAAGATTTAAGCGGTGACGCTTTAACTGAAGATGTTATTGATGACATGTTACACGAAATCCATAATGATGGAGGTAAACCTGATGTGATGGTGTGTAGTTATGGTGTTGCTAAAACAATGAAGAAAATTACTGCACCTTACAGACGTTTCAATGATAAAATTGATTTAGGTCTCGGGCATAGGGTAACTTCTTATGAATCCTTAGATGGTAATGAAATTCCTATTCTTGTTGATTCTAATTTAGATATTACTGCTGGTGATAAATTACAAATTTTAGATACTAATACTATTGAAGCACGTAGATTAATGCCTCCTACATTAATCCTTGATTTACCTGTTAATAAGTTAGCGTATAAGAATGTGATTGCTGCATTCTTGACTATGATTTGTACAGGTGAATTCAAAAATGGTGAGATCTCTGGAATTGGTGAATATAAAGCACCAGATAATGCTGCTCCAGTAACTCCATAGATAAATTTTATATTTTTTTGGGGTAGTGGTTAAAATGAGTAATACTACTGATTACTCAGAAGAAGAATTAAATAAACTTAAAGACTCCATTAAACATAGAATAAGTGCTCATGTTGGTGTTCCTATAACACCAACAAGTTTCACTCAAGTAGAGAAAAAGTTTCATGGAGATTCTTTAATAGTTGATAATTATCCTGTGCGTGAAATACATTCTATTATCATAGATGATGAAAAACTAAATGAT